ATAAAATATACGTCTTTCTGGAGCTCTTGATATGCGGTAGATAACAACTGCATCTTCGATCATTCGCAGTTGATTAACAGGTTTGATTGCTTTGTGTAGGTAAGAAAGAACGTGTCCTTTGTTCTGATCTATCAAACCAGATGGACAATATGTAATACTGTCTGGTGCAATTTTGATACCCTCTTGAGTCCCACCAGATACTTGTAGACCTTTATCATTATAAATGTAGTATTCTTCTACACCTTTTATGAGTTCTAAACTAGAGCCACTTTTAAGGTCTTTTTTTAATTCTCTTACTTTTCTTATTTTTCTGGGTTCGATGTATCTTAATTCTTGAATACCCTTTCTTGGTGATTTTTTGTTAATAACTTTGTGGTAAAATAATCTACCATCAACGTACCACCTACGAAATATATCATGACCCTTTACGTCAAAATCAAGAAGACTAAGAACGTGATCGAACTCTTGTCTTATTTTTCTTTTAATTTTATCTGGATAAGCAAGGCGGTCTAATACTACAGATACAGCCTGGTCTTTTTCATTAGAGACAATACCCTCATTCACAATATCTTCAATTGCACTATCACACTCTGGTTGATTTGCAATATCACGATACCTACGAATTAAGTCTTGTTCGGTTCGTTCTCTACCATCTGTATCTAGGATTTGTCCAAAGAATCCACCACCAGCGACATCAAGAGTGCCGTCATCAGGTGTAGGGGGAGTGAATTTCTCACTCCCCTTTTCGTCTTTTATTTTCTCAAACTTGAATCCAAAAAGTTCTGCCATGATATCTCCTAATTTGTACTACTATTTAGTAGGTTAAAATTAGAAGTTCACACCAGAAGCTTCAAAGTGTTGATATCTCCAACTACAAGAAAAAGTTTCCAAAGCATTATCTGTTTCAACATTCAAGTCTATCGCAGCAATTGTCGTAGGAAACGCACTTCTAAATATGTAACTTTTTAGAACTGTGTCATCTCTATCTAATTGTTCAACAAACAAATCTGTTTGATAGTCAGCAGGGGCAGAGACACCAGTATTATCTGCAAGATCATTAATGCCATTACTCCATCTCTCTAACGCATTTCTAATCATGAAGTCTGTGTCATTATAAAAAGTTGTTTCCCAAGCATTAGGAAAGTCCCTATCTCCCGCCATGTATATTTTTCTACCTCTAAACGCAACAGCTATTTCTGCGATGGTGACTTCTGGTATAGTGGATGCAGTGCAAAGAAATGAAGTTCTACGAACATCAAGTCCTATTGCAATGCCAGATGGTGGAGTAATCGTCACTCTAAATTGATTTGGTCTTGCTCCACCACCTATTAAGTTTGCTTTAAAATCGTCTATAATCGCCATATTAGCCTCCTACCTCACTAAATGCAACTCCAGTTCTTGTTGCAATAAAGTTAAGTGTTATGAAGTTAATCGACCTATTTGGTTTAACAAAGATGTCTGCGATAAACTCATTTCGATCTATGACCTCACCTGTGTTGTTAGTTGCATCACATTTTACACTAAAGTCTGTGATACCCCTACGACCTTGAACATCCCTCAAGAAAGGTTCAATTAAATTTCTAAACTGAGCTCTTGTAAACTCATCGTTAAACTCAAAGAGTTGAAATTTAGAAGCAGTTGAAATTGCCTTTTCAAGAACCAAGAACAATCTACGAACATTGATTCTATCAAACGCACTTGGTTTTGCAAGTGCAGTTTTATCACCAAACAGTGTTACACCTTGGCCTGGGAAGTTAACAACTGGATTAACTCTTGCACGATAAAGAATATCTCTATCTGCCTTTCTAGGATTGTAGGATAGTTTAATTGCACCTCTAACCCTACCACGATTGTATCCAGCAGGAGAGAACCATGCGTCTGCAACTAAGTCAGTGTTTGCACAAAGTCCAGCGGTATCTCCGTTGAGTGGAACAAAACGATAAACAGAATTGTATTTATCGTACATATATTTGTATGCACTGTCAAACACAACATATGAGGATGAAGGACACAAATCAAATGCAGTTTTAACATTTGATGTTTGTGTTACTATACTTGCAACACCTACTGTCGCAGAGCGATATGGTGAAACAAACGCAACACAGTCTTTTCTTTTTTCAACAAGTGCAGTTAACATAGTAACGTGTGTGTCCTGTGATGATGAAGTATCAGCTGCACCACCTCCACGACCACCAAGAATTAAGTTAACGTCTATTGACTCACCGTCTTCAAACTCATCATACGCAGTCTCTAATTCACCAGCGGTCACTGCATAATCGTCAGTTCCACCAGCAAGTTCAGATATTGTTGGAGTGTCTACTGCAACATAAGCTGCATTACCACTTTCCAAATCTACGTTATCACCAGCATCAGAACCACCTGAGTCAGTTCTGTTTAAAAGAACTCTACTTCCAGCATCTGAACTAGAACCATCTGTACCGTCTAATAACAAGTCACCACCAGTTTTACCGTCTATATCAGTACCCCAATTAGTTCCACCTGTATTGTGATCCATCCAATAAACGTACTCTGATTTTAAATATATAACCTCTGGATAATAATTAACATCTCCTTGTGCAGTTTTTGCTAAATTATTTTTTGAAAGGTTTGCGAATGTTTCTAATACTGCGTTAGTTCTTTGACCATTTGAATCTACGTCAAATCCTGATATTTTTCCTTGTGTGTCATAAACAACTATGTGCAACTCGTCAGATGTGCCTCTACCGTTTTGAGTTGCCCAATCTGAAGTGCCTGGAGCTCCGTCAAACAAATCATAAAATCTCCAACGCCTACGAACCGTAGTTCCAGAGGAAATAGTTGACTGTAAACCAGCACCATTTGGATCATCTAATAACTTAATCGTTACTGTTGCAGAATCAACGGCAGTTACTTCATACTCACTACCATCTGATTCTTGAAAATGAACGATGTCTCCAACACCAAACTCAGAGGCAGCTGTCATTGATACTGTTGTTGCACCCGCTGTAGCTTCTGCACTTGTTGTTGTTGCACTTGTTTCTTCGTATGCACTCGCAGTTGCACAAATTGAAACACCTACTGAGTTACCGTGTGTTCCAGCAGTTCTTGCAGCCCACTCACCACTAGAACCTTGTCCAGTGGAGAAAGACTCTGAGTAATGATCTGTATTACGAATAAGTAGTCCATTACCATCAGCAGTTGCATTTGTAATTCCTGATTCTACACGAACAACTCTGAGAGAATCAGTGTATTGTAAAAAATTTGCAGCAGTAAACCAGTTTTCAAACTGATTACTGTCACCCTTTGGTTTACCAAAAATCTTTACAAGTTCTTCTTCAGAACTTATAGCAGTTACCTCTGAAACAGGGCCTTTTTCAAAAGCAGACGCAATCGCACCTATAGAGGTTGCAACTGCTGGTACGACATTCGTTAAATCTATTTCTTTAACGTGAACGCCAGGAGAAACTAAAAACGACATGACTTTACTCCCTATTAGTTATCTTTCCAAATATTTATAAAAAAACACATTCCAAGATGTATTCCTTTATAACATAAAGTTATAAATACAATTATGAAAACACATTATGAGAAATATAAATCAACTATTAAAAAAGTTGCAAGACGACATAGGTTGTTAAAAGATAAATGGATAACTGATTATCTTATGACTAACTCCTGTTATGTCTGCGGTGAATCTGAATTAATATGTTTGCAATTTTATCCTGACGATAGAAAGATAAGAGCATTATCTAAAAAATCTGTTGATAAAAAAGATGTTATGAAGTATATAGAAAAAAACAAAATTGTATGTAGAAACTGTTTTCAAAAGTTAGACTCAGATATTATTGATATATAACTCTTCTCTTTCTTTAAGCTCTTTGAGTAACTCTTCTTTTTGTTTATCTGTGTATGTAGTTTTCCATTCTTTTATCTCATCAGCAGTTCGATAACATCCTATACACATACCATCTACATGAGTGCATATTTTAACGCAAGGGCTTGGTATCATATGTCACCAATTAGTATCATGTTTTCTGACTATGGGAGACCAACGTGTTCCATATTCATCTGTCATCTGTCCTATGTTTTCTTCTTCAAGTCCATCAAGAATGAATCCAAACGGAGCCATGTCCTGTTCAAGTTGGTCTTGTTGTTCACGATACATCTGTTGTCTTATATCATTGTCAGTTAACTCTTTAAAATATATTTGATCTGTTGCCCAACCAAAAATAAATAAACACGCAACTAAATCATCTGTGCATCCATCGTCTGCTTCAAATGAACTACCCTTGACAATAAACGTAGACAACTCATTGATGGTGTCATAGTCCTCTATGACCATCTTATTGTCTTCGATCATTTGTTTTAGATTAGAACAACCAATCTTCTTAACTGCTTTTGTCGTTCTGACACCTAACTGAACTTTACCCCCAGAAAATCCTGTACCCATCACCTGTCCAGCACGACCTCTCATAGAAGCCATAATAATGTTTTCATACTCTAAATCATAGTGTAGTGCATTTGCAACTTGCTCACCTATATCATTAACCTCAACCAAAACGAAGGCTTGATTGTATGCCTTTGCAACGTGATATATTTTTTGAGGGAAAAGTAAAGGTTTGATTTCGTTATCCCTAAACTTTGCAACGATACGATACGGAACTTGTGACACATCAAACACTACATATGCAGAGTAGTCGTTTGACGTTCCTCTTGATACGTCTGCTGAC